TTATGTCAATGGTAAAGACAGGGGCGAGGACAGTGCGAAATCCCCCGCCTGCCGGATCTCGATCGTGCAACCGGGCGGCAGCGCCGCCAGCTCGGCGGCACCAATATCCAGCGTCGGCGATGCGCTTTCCCACGGCCCGATTCCCGGAACGGGCGGCGACAGCGCAATGCGCCACGCCTCATGGCTTTCGCCAAGTGGCTGGTCGACATGGTCGCGCCACCCCGCGTCGGCGCGGCTGCGCCGAACCCAACCGATCGTCACGCCGCCCGCACCGTCGGCCCGGACCTGCCCGTGTACCGGCGTCAGCGGCCGCAGCGCCCGGCCGGTCGCCGGCACATCAACCTCGGCCAGCGTCGTCCCGCCCCGCGGAGCCCATTCGAGGGTCGCCGCGCCGCCCTCCGCCGATCCCGCAAGCGCCTCGGGCAGTGTCAACAGCGCCGGATCGTCGAGCAGGACAAAGGACGCTCCCGCCGCATGCGTCATTTCTCTCTCGGTGCCGGCCCGCCCGCGCAGTAATCGCGACAGGCGCCAGCGCCCGGATCCGACAACTTCGGCAATGCCGAATTGCAGCAATTCGCCATCGACCATCGCCCGGTTCGCGCCGCCCAGCAACGCCGCGTCGCTTACCGATTCCAACGTCATCGCCGGATTGACCAGCTGAACTTCGACGCTGTTCAAAAGGTCGAACAGGCAATCGCTTCCCGCGGCCAGCGGCAGGGCAAGCTGCCCCAGCGCGGCCGCCGGACGCACCGCGCCGACGGGTATCGGTTCGGCACCGGCCGACGCGACGAGCCAGCAATCGGCGCCGCGCCAGCCATCGTTACTGCCGGCACCGGCGACCAATAATCGCGGCGCCGACGCCGCCGGACTGCCCATATTGGGAAGGTCGAACAGGCGGACCGTGCCGATGGCATCGGGCCAATCGGGCGCACGGACCGGAACGCCGGGTTCTGCGGGAAGGTCGGCCGCGGGAAGCGGCGCGTGGCGCCTGAGTTCGAGCAAGATGTCGCTCCCGCGAACCGTCCTTCCCGCCAGCCGCCAGCGGCTCCCGTCGGCCAGTGCAATGACATGCCCGACGGTCAACGCCAGCGCCGCAAGATCGGCCCGCCACACCAGCGTTTCGCGCCCGTCGGCCGCGGCGGCGGCAAGCCGCTGCGCCAGCGCCCGCGCCGAGGTCGCCGGCAGCACCGCGGGCAAATCGATCCGTTCCTCGCGGACGCCGCCGCCGGCAACCTGGCTCGTCTGCTGGCCGAGCTGATAATCGCGTTCGGGTTCATAATGCCGCAGCCGGATCGTCCCCGGCAGCGATGACAGCGGCGCGCGACGATGCTCGGTCCGGTCGCCCGGCGCATCGCCCCGCCTCGCCTCGCGGAAATCGGCCAGCGCCAGCGGTTCCCCGACCGCAGCCGTCGGCGCCAGCCGCCATCCGCCCGGCCCGCTCAACAGCCGCACGCCGTCCGCCTCGAACAGCGGCGCGAGCGCGTCGCGCAACCGGTCTCCCGATGCGGCATAGCCCGTAAAAGGCCATTCGCCGTCGCAGCGCGCGGTTTCACCGAACAGGCTGTTACCGACCATCCCGGCGTCGATGCCCGCGGCGTCGGCCTCCACCTCGAATGTCAGCGACGGAATCCGGTTGCCGAACGTGCCGAGCTCAAGCTCTTCGAACACCGCATAGGCGCACCCCCGAAACGCACTCGCCGACGCGATGCCCAGCGCCGATGCGATCAGCGGATCGGCCACCTGGTCCTCGCTGCCGTTATGCCAGCGAAAGATGCACCGCTCCTGGAACGTCCCGCTCGACCCGCGCAGCAGATTTCCGTCGGCCCATATCCGTCCGATCCTGCGGATCGGCCGCGACGACAGCGCGACCGCCAGCGACACGGCATAGCTATATTCGGTCGTCGACGGCCGCCCCTTGCCCCCGCCGCGCTTGTTCCGCCGTTCGATCAGGTCGGTGGCCCAGATCACGCTCCCTGCGACGCGCATCGTCCCGAACAGCTGCGGAATCTGCTGGCCATAGGTCGACGCCTGAATCTTCAGATCGGCAAGCCGCGGCCCTTCGCGCCCCTTGGGTTTGAAAATCTGTGCGTCGATCTGCTGGCCCACCGCAGCCCCGATCGCGGCCCCCACCGGACCCCCGACAATCCCACCGACCACCGTCAGCACCAACGTTGCCATCAATCTGCTCCCGAAAAGAATATTCCTCACCTCCCGCTTGCGGGAGGGGCAGCGAGACTTGGCAGCTCGCTGCCTAGTCGCAGCGGGGAGGGCATTGCTCCAGCCGCCAGCACGCGACGCCATCCAGTCCAGAGATTGGCGTCTCGACCACCCGCCGCAGCCCGGCATGCGCATGCACCAGCCGATCCAGCCCCATCAGGCCAAGATGAAACTGCCCCGCCGGATAGGCGATCAGCATCACATCGCCACCGCGCCCATCCCCAACGACCGGAACGAAGCCCGCGTGAACCAATCCCGCTTCGACCTGAGCCCGCGCCCAGCCCCGCAGCGGGTAACCGACCGGCCGCGCCAACCGCCGCCCCGCCGCCGCATAGGCCGCCCACACCAGCCCCACACAATCGAGCCCCGTCGCCGGATCATAGCCCTGCGGCCGGAACGTCACCCCGACCATCGTCCGCGCCGCCGCGAAGGCGCGCGGTCCCAGCTCATCCACCGGGATAACGCGTGAGTAGGTCATTGCCCGGCAGGTGCGCCTCGCCGCGAAAATTGACAGCGTTGGCAAACCGATCCCGGCACGTCGCAAGCTGCTTGTCGCATCCTTCGGTGAGCCGCACGCGCACCGGTCCCGCGACCGCGAAAGACGGCGCTTCGGCCAGATGCAGCACGGCCGTCTCGACCGCGATCACCGGACTGGCCAGTCCGCAATTGGCGCCCTCCATCCACATGAGGTCGCCGAACGCCATTCCGGGCGCCGCGGCATCCAGCGTCACCATGCGCCCATCGACCGCAACGACCCGCCTCGCATGCGTCAGCGATGCCAGGTCGACCCTGCACGCCCGGTCGCCCAGCATCGCGCGGCACGATGGCGAGGTCGCCGGGCACACCGGTCGGTCGAGCAGCCGTGTCACCCCCTGCAACTCCGCTGCAAAGGCCGGCCCGCGCCTCTCGATCGCCCCCAGCGATCCACGCGCCACGGTGACCGGCGCGACGTCGGCCGCGCTCCAGTCGGTGACGAACAGCTCCAGCTCCGCGCCGTCCCACCGCCCGGCGTCGAGGTCGCGCGCCGCGATCGCGTCGCTCGTGACCGCGCCCTCAAGGTCCATCGTCGCGACATCAAGGCTGTCGCTCGTCTCCAGCGCCGAAGGCTTCATCCCCGGCGCCGCACGGTACAATATTCCGCCGACCATCAGGTCATGGTCGTGCGAGGTCAGCCCGATCACAACCCCGTCGCGCCGCGCCAGTCGCCAGCACCACGCCAGCGTTACCAGCTCTTCGCGCAGCCAGTCGGGCGCGCGTTCCATCACCACGGCGCACGCACCTCGACCAGCGGCACGCTCGCCATCTCGCCCGCGAGGAAGGTCGCGCGGCTCACCTCCAGCCGATCTTCGGCAAAGCGCACCGGCACGTCGAACAGATACCCCGCGCGCACCGCAACCCCGACCGCCGGCGCGACATCGAGCAAAATCTCGCCCTCGTCCATCACCAGAAATGCCGCCGTCTCCAGCCCGTCGACCGACACGCGCACGCTGCCCTCGACCGGCATCCGAACGCTGCGCACCTGCTCGGCATCACCGGCACCATAGCGCTTCACCAAAGCAAACTGCCGCCGCGCACCATCGCCGACGCCAAGCATCTGATCGACCGCGGTCGGCAACCCGCCATCCGCCGCCGAGCTGCTATCGAAGGGATCGCGAAAGCGGAACGCCCGCGCCGCCCCGCGCCGCGCGCGAAAAAAGTCGGCGAGCGCCCGCACATCGGCCTCGGACCGGATTCCTGGCCCCGCGTCATAGCGCATCCGCGCCTCGGCCCATTCGGTCGCCCGCTGCTCGTGCCCCGACGGCGAACTCACGATCTGCGTCGAAAATTCGGTCGCGACCATCGCCTCGCGCCCGATCGCGAGCGGAAAATCCACCGCATCGAAAGCCTGCACCGCATCCTCCCCGTCAAATGTCACAAAGCCGTCGCGCGCCACCTGCGGCAGCGCCCAGATGAAGGTCCGCGCGACCCCCGCGCGCCGCGCGCCATCGGCCGCATCGGCGATCGCCGCCCACTGCGCACGATCCTCGGCCGCGAGCACGAAGCCCGAAAAATAATGCTGTTCTGCAACCGGATAGCCGAGCCGCAACACCATCGCCGCCCGCGCACCCGCGGTCTCCGCCCCGCGCCCGCCGGTCACCCAGTCATAGTCCTCGAGCTGCAGCACATCGAACGCCGGCGTCGCCCACCCCAGCGGCACATTCGCACGCCGCACCGCCGGCGCTGCCGGGTCGAGCACCGTCGGCAGGTAAACGAGCAAATGGCTCACCAGCCCCGCCGCCCCCGCCTCGTCGCGCGCCGCCGCAACCAAAGCCGCAGTCGACCCCGCCAGCAACACCCCCAGCGCATCGAGCATCGCCAATTGCGCCGCCCCCAGCGGCCCGCGCACGTCGGCAATCGGAATGCTAGCCGCACCCAAAGCCGTCACCGTCGCCGCATCATAAGCGCAAATCCGCCCGCCGCTCGCGATCCACCACCAAGGCTCGCCGACCTGGAATTTCAGCGGCAAGCCAGCGGCCGCGCCGATCGCCACAAACGCCCGCGCGACCAGCTGCAAATATCCCATCGCCGCTGCATTCGCCGGCGACAGCAGGGTCGACGGCGGCTCCCACCCGGTCAGCGCGGGCGACCCGTCGCTCGCCCGCTGCTTCCACACGTCCCAGCAATAGGCGTCGAACAGCTCGTAGGAGAGCGACCAGATCACCCCCAGCCCCGCATTCGCACACGCCGCCGCAAAACCCGCATGCCAAGCTGCGCAAGGCGCATTCAGCACGCCGCCCGCCACGCTCGCGGAAAAGCCGCCGCCCGCCGCCTCGAGCCGCATATAATGGCTCATCCCGACATAATGGACGACATCGCCGCGATAGCCCAATTGCACCATCTGCCGCACCAGCCGCGCCGGGGTCAGGTGATAGCTGTCGTCATAGCCGCTCGCGATCCCGAGCCCCCCTTTGGCCGGGTCCAATTCGGGCATCACCACATCGCCTATCGCCAGCACCGAGCCCGATCCCGAGCAGACAATCCCGCTCATCTCGGCCCAGCCAGCGGCCGGTGCCCCCAGCACGCCGTCGCCGCCATCATAGGTCGGCGGCACCAGCGAAATGAACATCCGGTCGATGTCGCCCGCCCACACCGGGTCGGCCTCGCCGGGAAGCAGGAAGCCACCGTCCAATGCGTCGAAATCAAGGCTGACGACGGCATCCTCGGCCGTCCCCTCGGCATAGTTCCAGAGCCGCACATACCAGGCACGCGGCGCCCCCGCCGCGTCGCGCCCCTCGATCGTCAGCGTCGGCCCGTGCAGCGCGTCGAGCGGCTTCACCCCGCCCGACCGCCACCGGAATGTCAGCTGCGTATGGCGAAAATCTCGCTTCGTCTCATAGGCGAGCAAAGGATGATCCCACCGGTCCTCGGCTTCCCAGATCAGCCCCGCCAGATCCTGCTTCCGATAAAAGACGGTCTCGACGCGCAGCGACCCCGGCACATCGCTCGTCACGCTCGCCATCATCGGCCGCGCGAAATCGACCGTCCAATACCGCGGATCGAACCGCTTGAGCCAGCCCTTTCGATGATGCGGCTCGGCCGCCGCTACCAGCGCCCAGCCCATCAATCGTCGCCCGCTGCAACCGCACGCCGCACCGCGCGCGCCAGCTGCCGCCCCGTCTGCGCCAGCCGCTGCGGCTCGCTCCCCACTTCCCCGCGCACATTTATCGTGATCGCGAAATTGCGTACCCCACCGGCACCCGCGGCCTCGATCCGCCCGCTCGCGGTCGGCACGAACAGCTCGGGCCCGCGCTCGCCGACGCGATAGGCGCGGCCGGCGCTCACCGGCCCGCCCGTCGCCCGCCCCGGTGCCCCGAACAGCGCCATCGCGATCGAGGTGCCGAGCGACAGCAGATTGCCGCTCCCGCCACCACCTGAGCCCCCGCCCGCCGCCGCGCCGATACCGTTCGAAATCGCCGCCCTTGCGATGTCCGCCATCACCGACAGCGCGAGCCGCTTCAGATCCTCGAACCCCATCTTGCCGCTGACGATCGCGCGCGACAGCGCCCGCTCGATCGCACGCCCCGCCTGATCGGCCTCGGCAACCAGCGGCCCGCCCAGCTCGGCGCGCAGCGCCGCAATGTCGCGCCGAAACGCGCCCGTGTCGGCGCGCACCGCGACCACCATTTCGTCGATCTCGTCACCCATCGGGAAACCTCTCCATCATCGCCGCCAGCGCCGCACCGTCGAGGGACGCCTCGGCATCCGCCTCGACCCAGCCCGCCAGCACCGCGCGCACATCGGCCGGCGTCGCGGTCCAGAACTCATCGGGACGCCATCCCGCAACGCGCGCCATCACGCCCGCCAGCGTCACCGCTGCAGGCCCCAGCCGGTCGCCCGCCACCTCATCGTCCCTGCAAAATCTGCCCGAGCAGCACGCGCAGCGCCGGCGTCGCCGACGCCAGACCCTGCGCGATGACCGCCTCGCCGACCGCCTCGCGCGTCAGCGTCTCGGGCCGATCCTTCACGCAATGCCAGAACAGGCACGCGAGCTCGCCCAGCCCCAACCGCCCGTCCGCCGCGCGCTCAACCAGCGCGAACAGCGGCCCCAGCTCGCCCTCCGCTGCAACCAACGCAGCAAAACTCGGCCGCAGAACATGCACATGGTCGCCGACGCGCAATTCCGCTTCGCCGCGCAGCGCGTTGGCGGCGCTCACAGGCTCACCACCGCGCCGCTCGATTCCAGGTTCAGCGTGTAATTGCGCTCGCCATTATAATCGCCGGCATAGTCGAGCCGCGTGACGAGGAAGCGCCCACGCATCCGTTCGCCGCTTTCAAAGCTCAATTCATAATCGTCGATGACGCCCGAAAGCGCATGACCGCGCAGCCGCACCTCGGCGTCGGACCCGGTAAAAATGCCCGCCGCGCTCACCGAAACAGATCGCACCCCGGCGCCCGACAGCAGCTCGCGCCAGCCGCCCGAATCCTTCGTCGTGACATTCACCGCTTCGCCGTTGACCGACATCTGCGTGGTGCGCAGGCCCGCGACCGTCCGATAGGTCGGCGGCGCTTCGCCGTCGCCGATCTTGAGCAGAAAATCGCTCCCATTTTCAATCGCCATCGTCTAATCTCCTCTGGGAAAAAACACTGCTAACGGGGAGTCGCAGGATGCTTTTGATCACAACATTGATTTTGGCCGTCATGGTGCAGTCGCCCTCGGCGACGGTCGACACGACGCGCGCCGCTTTCACCAAATGCCTGCGCGCCGACATGAAGAAGGCGCTCGAGGCCAAGATGGAAGAGGCCGAGTATGAAATGCAGGTGAAATCGAACTGCGCGACCGAGCGCGACGCGTTCCGCAAGGCCGTGATCGCGCTGGGCCGGTCGGGCGGCGATTCCGAAAAGGTCGCGGGCGAAGACGCCGACATGCAGATCGACGATTACCACGCCAATTTCACCGACAAGTTCAAGGACTATAAGTCGACGAACACGATGCCCGGCGAGTAAACGAACGATCTGATCCTCCCTGTGGCGAAGCCATGGGGAGGGGGACCGCTCGCAAAGCGAGTGGTGGAGGGGCCGCGACGGTAGCGCCAACAGCCCCTCCGTCAGCGGCTAAAGCCACTGCCACGTCCCCATCGCTACGCGACAGGGAGGATTGGATGGCAATATCCGTCAGTTCCTACTGCAATCACCCCGCCAAACACCGACACCGCACGATCAGCTCGTGGCGCCAGCCGCCGTCGCGCGCAAAGGTAAAGCGCGTGCGGATCGTTCGTGCCCCGACCACCGACCAGCCACCGGCCGGGCCGCGCAGGGCCGCGGCGACCGCCTCGACGCGCGCCGCGGCCTTGTCGTCGATCGCGCTGCCGACGCCGACCAATGTCAGCGTCAGGCGGATTTCGCGCCCCGCCCGGTCCTTGGTTCCCCAGTCGCCGCCTTCCGCCGTACCGACCGCCACATAGGGCGCGCTCACGCGCGGCGGCGTGCCGTCGAATATTCCGTGGACCATCGCCGCCAGCGCGTCATCGCGCGCCAACAGCTCGATCGCCCGCGCGCGCACCGCGCCCTCCGCGCTCGTCATTGCCCGCCCCCCAGTGTCAGCCGACGCCACGGCTGCCACAGCGCCGCGATCGCCGCCGGCGGGGCCGCGCCCGCGCCGTCACGCGCCTCATGCAGATGCTGCGTCATCCGGACGATACCCTGCCGGATCGCTTCGGGAATCCCGTTCGCGCCTTCGGCAATTCCCGCGCGATAGGCGACGCGCACCCGCGCCGCGCCGCGCGGGTCGCCCACTGTCACCCGCGCGGTCCCGTCGCGGCCGACCGTCGTCCGGTAATCGCCGTCGCCCAGCGCCGCCTCGTCGCCGCCGGGAAGCAACAAGGTCACGGCATCGATCCCGACCACCGGTCGTGCCCCGGGTTGGACCACCCCGTTTTTCAAGGGCAAAAGCTCCTCGACCGCGCGAATGACCAGCCACTGCCCGATAAAGGCCTCGCAGATATTGGTCGCCGCGCGGACAAGGCCCGCGACCATGGCATCGTCGATCGTCGCCCCCAGCCGCAACCAGCCGCGCGCTTCGTTCAGGCTCACCGGGGCATCGCCCGGCGTCAGACTTTCCGCCATCACCGTTCCTCCACCCGCACCGTCATCGATCGTTCGTCGATCTGGCCGTCGCTCATCGTCACCCGGTTGGTGACGCGATAGACATGGCCGGCGATCCCGCCCGCCAGCGTCGCGGTCGTCCGGGTCAGGTCGTACGCGGCGGCGGCCACCGCCACCCCGCCATCCTCCTCCGGCGCAACCAGCCATGCGCTCGCCAGCACCGCCTGCCCATCGGCATAGGCCGCACCCCAGTCGAACTCATAATCGATCCGTGATCCCGGGTCCTTCACCATCATCGTCATGGCCGCTCCTTTCTGGTCAGGGCTTGCGAACCGCCATGCGGCGGCGGGGTTCCGGCGCCACCGGGGCTGCGGTCTGGGCTGCGGCGGGTTCGGGACCGCCCCATTCGCTGGGCAAGTCGCGCCGCTGAGCGTCGCCGACGGCGCGCGACGCCAGCGCCGAACCGGCGATCACGACGCCGTCTCCAGCGCCGCCAGGCGCCGCTCCTGCGCCGCGATCAGGAACAGCGCCAGCTGGTCGGGCCGGATGCCGAAGCGGTCATGCACCGCACCCCCCTCATCGGCCCACGCGTCCCAGCACAGAAAGGCATAGGGCGTGTCGCCCGGCCGTCCGACGGGGTCCAGCGGGGCGATCAGGCCTTCATCGGCCATGATCGTCCACACCGCCTGCGCGCGAACGCCAAAATGCAGGCGCGCGCCTTCCGGCCCCTTTTTCGCGATCGCATCGTTCCACTGGAAAAAGCCCAGCTCGGCGGCGATGCGCGATGCGGCCTGCAGTTCCGCGCCGCTCGCCGGGCTCCGCCACGTCTTTTCGCGTGTGTCCGATGTGTTGATGGCGCCGGTGGCGGAAAAGATGACCGACCATCGATTGAAACCGACGCCCAGCGACTGCGCATTGTCGCCGCCGGGCCGCACAAAGGTGCCGTCGACGACCAGCAATGTCGTGTCGGCCGTCGCATCATAGACGGAAAAGCAGGACTGGCTCGCATTGTGGATGCCCGACACCAGGTCATAAACCCGCCCGCCGGCGGCGCTGTTGCGGATACGCAGGCGCGCCACGATCTGGTCCGTGCCCGCGATCTCCAGCCGTGTCGCCGGATTGGCCGTACCGATCCCGACCAGGCCGCCGCTCGCAATCCGCATCCGCTCCACCCCGCCGGCGGCAAGGCCGATGCTGTCGGGGGCGGGGCGGAACAGGCCGCAATCGCCGTCGTCGGCAAAACCGATCGCGGGGGCCGCCGCGGTGCCGTCCTGCGCCGCCAGCCCCCCGCTCAGCATGTGGCGCCCGCTCGCATTCCGATACGCCAGCGCCGTCAGCGGAATATTGACCCAGCCGCCGCCGCGCCGGACGGTCATCAGGTCGCCGTCGGCCCCCGTCGCCGCGCCGCCATGCGTCGTCGACAGAGGCTGCTTTGCCTCCAGCGCGCTCGCCAGCGCCGCGACATCGTCGCTCAGCCCCGCCGCGCCTGCATCGCTCGCGGCGAACCAGTCGGCGGCAACCGTCAGCGCGATCGTCTTGAGTCCCGCCGCGAAATCGACGCGCGCGCTACCGGCGGACGAGGCGACGACCGCATCGCGTTGCAACCGGCCGGAGCCATCGATCCGGCCCATCCCGACCTCCCATTGCTGGGGCTGCGCGATGCCCGCGACGGCATAATGAAATGGCATGCCCGGCGGCACCGCATCGACGAAGCGGCGATGCCCGGGGACCGCGCCGGTCGGCGTCAGCGGTCCGCTGCCGCCGTCCTGGCACGTCTCGCGCACCAGGTCGGCGAAAAATTGGGTCGGCATGGCGGGGCCATCCTTTCCATGATCGATAACAGGGAATTGAAAAAAGGAAGCGCCCGGTCCGCCCCGAAAGGGATAGGGCCGGCCGGGCGCCCATCGCGCGCCAGCAGATCAGCTGGCGGCGAACTTCATCAGCTTGATGGCCTGTGAATCGATGACCGCGCCGCCGACCCGCTTGGTTGCATAGAAATGCACGAAGGGTTTGTTGCTGAACGGATCGCGCAGGATGCGCGTCTCGCCGCGGTCGGCGACCAGATACCCGGCGCGAAAATTGCCGAACGCGATCGACAGGCTGTTCGCGCCGACATCGGGCATATCCTCGGCCTCGACGACCGGATAACCCAGCAACGTCGCCGCCTGCCCCTCGACCATCCCCGGCTGCCAGATGAAGGCGCCGTCGCTGGTCTTGAACTTGCGGATGCGCGCCAGCGTGTCCGAATTCATCACCCAGCTCGCGCCCTGACGATAGGGTGCCTTCAGCGAATGCACCAGCTCGACCAGCTTGTCCTGCGGGTTCGACGCCGGGAACGCGCCCGCCGTCCCCGTCGCCAGATGCTGGAGCGTCCCGAACGCCCGCACGCTGTCGATCTCGTTCGTCGTCGTATAGGTCAGGAACCCCTTCGGCCGGTTCGTCCCGTTGCCATTGACGAACGCGCTGCCCTCGGCGACCGCGAACTCGCGGCCGAGCTGCTCGGCCAGCCAGTCCTCGACGTTGAACATCGCATCGTCGAGCATCGCCTGGCTTGCCGCCGGATTGGCGTAGAGCTCGCCCGACGGCGGCGCGATTTCGGCAAAGCTGCGCGTCGCTGTCTCGGGCCGCGCCGCGGTCTCGCCGACCCAGCCCGCACCCATCGATCCCGTCGCGATCAGCTTGCGATAGCCGCTCGTCCCTGTCTGCACGACCGTCGCGATCGACCGGATCGGCGACAGCGTCTTCAGCGTTGCCGCGATGCTGCCGTCGATCTCGCGCGGCACCGCATAACCGCCGTCACCGCCCGACGCCCCCGACAGGCTCTTCATCTCGACCCCGGCATCGATCCCGCGGCGCAGGTAGCGCTCGACAAAGGCGTCACGCGCCGGATCGGCGGCCTTCGCCCCGTCAAGCGGCAGCCGCGACGCCGCCACCGTCTGCGCATCGACCTGTGCCTTCAGCGCCGCGACCGACGCCTTCAGCTCATCGACCGCCTCGGCCGCCAGCACCGCATCGAACGCCCCCTCGAGCGCATCCGCCTTCACTTCCATCTCCATATCCATGCCCGTCACTCCTTCATCGAAAATAGACTCCCTCCCCCTCGACGGGGGAGGGTTGCACAGCCTTGGCAGCTTGCTGCCTAGGCGAAGCTGGGAGAGGGTGAGGCGACCTCGCGCTCACCGCCCACATCCACTGCAATCACTCGCGCGAGCGGCTGCATCGGCGCCGCCACCAAACTCACTTCCGCGAGGTCGAGCCCCAGCAATTCGCGTGGGTCGTTCCCGCGCAAAGCCGTCACCCGATATCCAAAGGACAATCCCGTCAGCGCCCCGCGCGCGACCAGCGCCGCCGCCGTCGGATGCGTCACCCGCGCGACGACGCGCAGCCCGCGCGCATCCTCCGCCAATGTCTCGATCACGCCGACCACCGCCCCCGGCCGATGCTGCCAAAGCAAAGGCACCGCGCGCCGCTCGCGCAAACTCGCAGCAAAAGCCCCCGCCCGCACCACATCGCCCCCGCGATCGACCCGGTCGAACACCGAAGCATAGCCCGCGAACCGCAGTTCCCCCTCCCGTCTTCGGGAGGGGTTAGGGGAGCGCATATCAGTTATCACCGCCCTCACCGCAGCAACCCCGGCAGCCCCAGCTTCATCGCCAGCCCGACGACCAGCAGCGCCAGCCCGCATCGCACCGCCCAGTCGACCGCGGCCTTCCACGCGCTCGTCTTCGCATCGCGCCACGCACCGAGCAGCTGCCGCAGATCGACCATGTCGTCGCGCGCCGCCTCGTCGGCGAGCCCCAGCCGCGCCAGCGCCCGCCGCGCCCCCAGCTCGCTCGCCTCCTCGACCACCGCGCGCAGCAGCGCCGCATCGGGCGCACTCGTCCCCGCCAGCGCGATCAGCCGCGCCAGCGCTTCCTCTTCATCCATTTGTGTAACTCCTTCGTCATCCCGGACTTGATCCGGGATCCACAGCAGCGCCGAAGTCATGGACCCCGGATCAAGTCCGGGGTGACGAGGGTGGCTAACCCACCCCCAGCAGCGCCTTCTTCTCATCCGCGCTCAGCCAGTCCGCCGCCGACACCTCGCGCCACAGCGCCATCCGGTCCTCGGCCAGCGCCGGCACCTTGTCCAAATCGACGCGCAGCTCGGCGCCCTCGAACCAGCCCGACAATCCCTGCGAAACCGCCCCCAATATCTTCGCGCACAGCGGCAGGACCGTCAGCCGCCACAGCGCGCGATTGGCTTCGCGATAATTGGCATAGGTCGCATCCCCCGGCAGCCCGAGCAGCATCGGCGGCACCCCGAACGCCATCGCAATCTCGCGCGCGCTGCTGTCTTTCAGCGCCAGGAAATCCATCTCCGCCGGCGAGAGCGACAGCGCCTGCCACCTGAGGCCGCCCTCCAGCAGCAACGGCCGCCCCGCGTTCGCCCCGCCCGCGAAACTCTCGGCCAGCTCCTCGCGGAGCCGGTCGACCTGCTCCGCCGACAAAGGCATCCCCTTGTCGCCCGGATCATGCACCAGCGCCCCCGAAGGCCGCGCCGCATTGTCGAGCAACGCCGCATTCCATTTCGCCGCCGCATTATGCGCCGCGATCGCCCCCGAAGCCGCCCCCAGACACCCCGCGCCATAATGATCGTCGAGCGGGTGCAGCGCCTTCACATGCACCACCTGGGGCCGCCCCGCGCCATCCTCGGCGGGCAGCACAACCCCCGATCCGCCGGCTTTATACCGATAGGCGACCGGCCACCCGCGCGCGTCGGCCTCGACGGTCACCCGCTCGGGCCGCAGCGCAAACAGCTCCGCCGGCGCCCCCGCGCCATCGGCCAAAATCTGCACATAGCCATTGCCATGCAGCAGCAACTGCGACGCCAAAGTCTCGACCAGCCCCTGCCCGCCCGACGTCGCGGAAACGAGCGCCGCCAATGCCGGATCGCTGGCAACCAGAGGCGCCGATCCCGCCGCCTCGGCAACGAGCCGCACCGCCCGCTGCACAATCGCATTGGACAAATAGCCCTCGCGAACCTGCGCCTCCCAGCTCAGCGGCGCAGGCGCCGACCAAGTCCCATACACACGCGACAAAGCGGGCCGCGCAGGATGCTGCGCGGCCTTCCGGCCAAACCAGTTCATGATGATCTCCTATGTCGCGCCGGCGCTGATCGCCCGAGATTGTAATAATCTTGCGCAAATACTCGCCGCGCGCAGCTCAATACTGTTGCCGACGGGCAACACTTGGTAAAAAATGAGTAAAGACTTCGGCCTGAAGCCTACTGTTCCGAAAACGCGACACCATATGGCCGACGACGAATGAGTGGGGATCAGGGTGCCACCTGACCCCCCTCAAGCCACCAAGCGAAGCAATCGCCGGTGGGCCGAGTACGCGGTTTTGGACTTACTCCAAATGCTTCGAACGTCAAGGCGATTGCACAAACCAGAATGGAAAGGATTGCCATGATAGGTAATTTAGCAATTGCAGCTTTGAAGTCAGGAGTTTGTCTGGAACTTCGCTACGATGGGTTTTCCCGCGTCGTCGAAGTCCACGCCGTCGGTATCTCTACCGCTGGAAACCCGTGCATGAGAGTTTATCAAGTGCGCGGAGGAAGCGTCAGTAACGAGCCGGTCGGATGGAAGATGATGACCTTGGATAAGGCTTTCTCCATGCATCTGACGGAAGAGGAGAGCTTTGCTCCACGCGAGGGCTACGCGCCCAACGACCGGGGCATGTCTACTATCTTCGCTCAGATCTAATCCAGAGCAATTGCAAGGGCCATTGGGGGATTCCGGTTCATTATGAATCGCGCAGTCTGACCAATGGCCCTTCATCTTACTTCCCCCACTAGAATGGTCAGAAACTATCACAACTCGAAACTCACGGGAATCCGTATGGTTTCGCGTCAAACCCGCGTCACCCCCGGCGCCCGCCCCTTCCGCAGCCCCTCCAGCAACGCCGCCAGCGCCCAAACACACGCATCCGCGCGGTCGGGCGACCGCCCCGGCCCCGCATAGTCACCACCAACCTGCAACCCGCAAAGCTGGTCCTCCAGCGCCGTAAACACCCCCGCATGCACCACCTGCCCGCGCTCATACGCCAGCGCCACCGGCTCCGCGCGCCGCGCCTTGCCGACGCTCGCGTGCACCGGCACCACGGGCAGCGCGCAATCGGCCTGGCGCAGCGTGCCCTCGACCATATCACCGCCCATATTGCTCTCGGCGACGATCCGGTCGGCGCCCCAGCGCGCCGCCGCGCCCGCCACCGTTTGCGCCCACACATGCGGCGGCGGATTCTTGACGCTCGCATCCTCGACCACCGCCAGCCGCCCGTCGCGCAGCAACGCCGCGACGACGATCCCGCACGCATCGCCATGCGCCGTCGCGGGCGGATCGACCCCGATCACGACGCGCGCCGGCTTGCCGATCGCATCAACATCGACCCGGCACCGCTCGATCAGTGCGCGCGTCCACAGCGCGCCCTCGACATCCTCGAGCATCTCGCCGTCAAGCTCCTGCCGCCCCAGCCGCGTGCCGCCGTAATTCGCGACCATCGCCTCGACGAAATTCGACGGCAGATAGGCATTGTCACCCGTCCCGCCGCGCGTTTCCTCAAACCCCGGCAGCGCCATGATCCGGCGCATCAGCGATGTCGGCCGCGGCGTCGTCGTGATCAGTACGCGCGGGGCATCTCCCAACCGCAGCCCCATGACCAGATTGTCCCACGCCGCCTCCCCATACGGCCATTTTGCCAGCTCGTCGCACCAGGCGACATGATGCTCGGGGCCGCGTAGATTCTCCGCTGCCGCCGCCGAATAGAGCGTCGCCACCGCACCGCTGCTGAAATGCAACTCGCGCAGCCCCTCGCGCCAGCGCGGCTCCTCGTCGCTGCGCGCAACCGCGAGCAGCCCGCTCGGCCCCTCGATCATCACCCGCCGCCCGTCGGCATCGTTCGCCGCAACCAGCGCGATCCGCGCCTCGGGCAGCATCCGCGCCCATTCGCTGATCCATTCGGCACCCGCGCGCGTCTTTCCGAACCCGCGCCCCGCGCGGATCATCCAGATACGCCAGTCGCCCGGCGGTTCGCACTGTCCCGCCTGCGCCCAGCCCTGCCAGCGTTCGATCAATTCGCGCCTGTATTTCAGCGGAAGGTCGCGCATCAATCGCCGTAACTGGCCCGGCGTCAGCGTACCCAATAGCTCGAGAATGTCGCCAACGATGTCGCGTGTCGCGTGCGCCATCGCTACAGCTTGTCCCAGCCGCGCTGGCGGCGCAGAATCGCAACCCGCTTAAGAACCTCTTCGTCGGTTTCTTCCGAGGTCGGCATGCGCCCCTTGCCCGGTCGATTGGTCTTGAACCGCCCGCTTCGCACACTGCCCTCATGCCGTCCGAGCAAGCGGAGCGCCTGATCCATCGTCATCGGTTCCACAAGCGGCCGATTCGTGGCCTCGCTCGCCGCCGGCCGCGGGCCTTCGACCGCGGCCAGCGCGGCCTGCACCAGCCCCATCTCCAGCCTCTGATATCCGTCGTCGAGCGCACGCTGCCACGCCCCGGCAAATGCAGCGTCGCGTTGGCGAATCTTGTAAACTGTCGACAATGCCACACCGGCGCGCTCGGCCGACAGCGAGACGTTGCACGTCTCGCTCAGCGACAGGATGAACTCGTCGCGGCTGCGCTGCGAAATCTCGCGGCGCGACCGCTTCGCCTTGACCAGCAATCGACCCTTTCCGCCCATCAGCACCAGATCCATCGTTGCCACCTCCAAAAGCAATCGGGCCGGAACGCCCCTCCGCATCGAAAAGGGGGGCACCGGCCCGACTCGCAATTCTTCATGATGTGACACTTGTGCCATATCAGCGTGACGATGTCAATAGAAAATGACCTATTTGGTTATTACGCTAAAATGGATGACCCGCCTCAAGTCAGAGATTCAGCGCCCACCCAGCGACGCCGCCCGCCAGCACGAGCGCCGGAGCGGTGAGCTTTCCCTTCCAGCGCCAGACCACCAGCACGGCGGCGGCAAAAAGAAGCGCCGCGGGCACAAGGTTCGCGACGCGTCCCGCGGTCGACCAGCCCAGTTGCAGCAGCGTCGCGGCGATCACGCCGACCACCGCCGCCGCCACGCCGGCGAGCACGCGGTGGAGCGCCGGATTGTCGACCACCGCCTCCAGCCGCTCGAAAAAGATCATCGAGAAGGCGAAGGCGGGCAGGAACATTCCCACCGTGATTGCGACCGCGCCGGGCAGACCCGCCGCGACATATCCCGCAAAGGTCGCGAAGATCACCAGCGGGGCCGGCAGCATCCCCGCGAACGCGACGCCGTCAAGAAAGCTCGCGTCGCTGATCCAGCCGCGCCCGACCGTGTCGGTGCGCACATAGGGGATCGCGGTATAGGCGCCGCCAAAGGTCAGCAGCCCGCCTTTCAGCCCGGCGATGAACAGCGCCACGATCCCCGCCTCGCTCGCGGCGATGCTCGTCTTCACCGAGGGCGCGGCGCCCGACACAAGGGCGGCGAGCACGACTGCCGCGACAAAGATCGCCGCCGCCACGACCGGCCGCTTCGCATATGTATAGATCAGCCCCGATGCGATCAGCGGGATCCAGAACGGCACCCCCGCCAGCGTCGCGGCAAGCCCGGCAGCCGCGAGCAGCCAGAGCAGCCGGTCCTCCAGGATATGCGCCCCGATCCGCTGCACCGCGCGCAGGATGATCGCCAGCACGACGACCTGGACCCCCAGAAAGATCGGCGCCATCGCCGGATTGCCGACGATCCAGCCCGTGTAGAGCCACGCCGCACCCAGCATCAGCGCAAAGCCGGGCAGCATGAAGCCGAGCCCCGCGAGCAGCCCGCCGATCCGCCCGCGCGCGACCATCCCCAGATGGACGCACAATTCATGCGCCTCGGGTCCCGGCAGGATCTGCATCACCGCGAGCAGCCGGTTGAAACGCACCGGCGAAATCCAGCGCTCCTCCTCGACCAGCGCCTGTTTCACCATCGCGATCTGCGCGACCGGGCCGCCAAAGGCGAGGAAACCGAAACGCAGGAAGCGGAGGAAAAGCCGAAACAATGAAAGGCTGGGCGGCGAATAGATATCGGTCGTCAT